ACGTATGCCTTGATATAATGCTATGACGGGCGTTGCTCCGAAATATATAGCATTCGCTTCCATAACATCACCCCACTATCGCGTATATCGTGTTGCTGTCTATCGTTCCCGCTGCAACCATCGCGTGATACTCGGCTTGTGTGCAAGTAACGCCCTTGAGATAGCCGCCGTCTTGAATTTCTTTTACTTGCTGTTCTATTTCGTCAATCTGCGACTGAAGCTCAAGCCTGTCCTCGTCCGTCAAAAACCTCGTTGCACCCGCTTTGTATATCCCGATCGTGTGCGTAGTGCCTTCTTTAATCGTAAATACATTAGCTCCGTGTGGATCTTCCTTGTTCGCGCCGTATGATATTTCAAACCAATCGCTACCACCGCTAATGTCCGAGTAATTGCGTATACCGATTTGTTCCGCTCCCGAAGAACCGAACGTTATCGCTTCGCATTCATAGGAAACGCCGTCAAACACAACGGTGTATACCTCGCCCTCGTAAAACTTAATCGTGTCGCCAATGTTCCCCACGTACACCGTTTCTCCGTTGGTGGCTGTAGCTCCGAAAAAGCCGCTATAGCTTTTTTCTTCCAAAATCACACCGCTATTGCCTTCCGCAAGCAAATTTGCGGCACTACGAGCGATATTTTCTATATCCTCGCCTGTCAATACATAGCCGTTTGCATCAACTTCCACGTTGCCGTTTTCGTCGGGCGCGTTGCCGTTTACGGTCTTAACGAGCTTTAATTTTTCCCCTATTTTTTTCGGGCTTATCGGTGTTCCTACTGTTACACCTATAATTTTGCTCATACACTCACCTCCGTTATTGTTGCTTGGATCGTGTAATCGTTCGCGGGTCTTTGTCCGATTGCATACACTGTTACCACGCCGTCCTCGTTCTCAGTAACGAAAGCGAGGTCTTTTTGATAAAATACCACAAGCTGTTCAACGCTCGGCGTGAGGTCAACTTGGCTATTCTTTGTAACTCCGTCAACCTTAACCACCTGAGAATAAGGCGAAGCCAAGCCCACCCAAGCGTTCGCACGAAGAATAACGTTAGCTATTCTTGCCTTTTTATCGTCCTTGCTACCGCTTGAGCTACCGTCCGATATCGTTGGCTTTTCTACTTCACCTCTAATATACGCTTTCTTATACTCGGTGAATCGTGTTTCAAACATCATAGCCGAGTTGTTGTAGTTTCCGTACTCTCGGTTGTAGTAGTCAATCATTGACTCAAGGTACAGCTCATAAAGATCGTCAAATGGAACGGTGATAAGAAGCTCTCTATCCATATCCTCGGGATAAGATAAGCTATTTACTCTCGGGAACTGAAAAACCAAACGCTGAACCATTTCCTCAAGCTTGTTTATCCAGCCGAATTTCTGCTCCTCGTTGTATGAGTTAGGTCTGATCGCATCTACGCGTTCAATTACTTTGTTAGCTGTCATTTTTATCTCCTTTTATCCCACGCCTACCCGTTCCAACGGGCTTTTGTGGGTCTTACGTCTATGTGTACGAATGTTGCGTACACACCTATTCCGCCTTTGTTTGTCAAAAGCTGTTCCGCATACTGTGCCACTCGTAGCGGGCTGATATCCTTTACCTTTATATCTGCCGCAATACCAAATAAATGCCGACTGTCAGAAACACCGCCGATTTTGGCATTGTGTGTAGGCGTTCTGTATGCAGATGTTATTGTTATAGGCTTCCCGAAGTGCGTCCGTATCTTTTGCAATACGGACACGAGATCGGGAGAAATAAATACCGGGTCAGAGCCGTCCGCGCAAGCAAACTCCTTTACCCTAAAGTTAGTTGATACCTTTTTGTTTCCGTCTTTCTTTTTTGAATAAGCCGTAACGGTAGCCAATGTATATCAGTCCTTTTTGTTTAGTTCGCTCATTATAAAGTTTTCCGCGTGTACGGGAGAGGGTATCTGCCCAAGCTCCGTGCAAAGCTCAACGTATGCCGCCTGTATTGCTTCTTTCAAGCGATCCTCGTCAAAGAGCTTGCCGTATTGGCTTGCCGCCAATCTTTCAAAAGCATAATTGAATTTATCCGCTCCGCTTCCGTCCGCAAACATCGTATAAGCCACGGAAACGAGAGCTTTTGCGTACTTTTCAAGCCCCTTTTCCTTTATCCACGGCACTACCCTTGATGTGATAATGCCGAGCATAACGTTGAAGAAAAGCCCGAATAATGCTATTACGATTTCTGTAAGATCAATTGAAAAATCCATAAATAAATCCCCTTTCGTTAATCGATTATTTCAAACTCGGGTATTATCTCTAATACAATGGTATCTACAAACGAATTGCCTTTCAGCCTTTTGTAAACGTCATACGAATACGTTATGCTCTGCAGCTGAAATCTTGTTATTTGCCTTGTTTCCTTGCATCTGTCGTAGATATCCAAAATATCGTTTCTGAGGGTGCATTTAGCCGCTTTTATCAACTGACTTACAATGCCGTATATAACCCCTACCTCGCCAGCAAAAAAGGTTATAAGCACCCAATTTTCTCTTAAAAACTCAAGTATCATTGCCTTTCACTCCCGTCTTATCCGATAACAACGTAATTATATTGATAGCTTGAGCTGTTGAGACGCCCGCCCAATAAATTGTCTGTAGCTTCAAAAGCAACTAACGAGTCCTGCCAAGTAACGGACACATCGTATAACTCTACTCTGTCGGAACCCACAGAATCCACATCATAATACACACAACGTGCGTCGCTTCTGTCTCTATACAAAGTGCACGTTACATAATCTCCCGAGTTCGGGTGGAATCCAGATATCATCACCGCCTGTGTGGTTTTTCGGATAGGAATGGTTTTGGGCGTTGTGCCGTCGCCGTCGTATGCACCGCCCGAAATAACAAAGTTATTGATGTTCTCCGTGTGAAGAATATAAGCGCCTTTAGAAACGCCGTCCGATTCCTGAGTGATCCTTGCGGAGTGAGAAAATCTGCTTTCGCCACGATTAGTGTAAATCTCCAAAAATCGTCTCTTTGTTGTGAGCTGTTCGTCTCGCACGTCAATTCTCACCTTGTCATCGTCGGTTTCAAAAGCTCTGTAATAATCAGAGGGAGTACGAAGTATCAGCTGCCCCCAAGCGGTGGCTTTGTCAATCACGAGAGCGCCTGTCATTGTGTCGCCGTTTTTCAATACGGCTTTGGCAATGCTTTCTTGCAAACTCTTGATATCTTCGGGCGATACCTTCATCCACTTCGATATGCCTGTTTTATTGTGACCACGGAAAAACACATTGTTCCCGCCCGAAGGCATACACATCTGTGTACCATACTGTTCATTGTATGCGTTTGTTATTACCATTCCGTGAGCATAATCGGTTACACCCTCGGTTTTCGGAGTGTTTAATGTTGCGCTGGTGTAATAGCACACCGTCATTTTGCCGCCGCCCTGCAGTAATTCGATGTTAAGATCGCTTGAAAAATGGTATGCGGCAGGTATTGCACCAATCTGATCCGTCGTAACGTTGTGCGGATTGTTCGTGTCCGAAAGGTGTCCGCCCTCGATAGAACACGTTAAATTGTTCAAGAGAGTTGTAAACTGTTCAATCGTGCCTTCATATCCGCTCTCTACAGCGAGATCGTATGCACTTTTACCGTCTTTACCGACGAGCTTGGGCAGAGGAGCGAACTCTCCGTTCTCCTGTCTGATGTATAACATTCCTTCGTCTGTGATCCAAACGTCGGCATTGTCGGGAGGATTCTCGCCCATATACACCATAGACCCAGCCTGAGCCTTTATGCCTGTGTCATAAAACTCGCCTTTAACGCCGTCCCAAGCATACCAGTGTCCGTTTTCTCCGATATAGCTCGTCTTGCCCACAGCATCTGCCGCTTTGTTAGCACTTTCCTTTGCGCTCATTGCGTTTTCCTCGGATTCCACGCGGGCTGTTTCCAAGTCTATCAAATCTTCCTTGATCGCTTCTATCTCTGCCTGCATCTGCTCAAGCTCGGACGGTGTTGGATCAAGAGGGTCTAATATATCGGGAGCATCCTTCACTTCCAGCTTGCTTGTTATGCTCACTTGATTTTTGTTGCCCAAAGAGCCTGTAATACTGAATGTAAGCTGTCCCGCTCTTGCCATAGCTTCGTGAGGAATAGGCACTCGGTACACTCTTGTGCTTTTTGATATATCTTCAATTAGAGTTGTTGCGAGTACAACCCTAACGGGATTTTGTCCGTATGCGTCCCAAAAAACAACGTGCTTTGCGTAATCTTCCCAATTCTCGTCAAATGTGATTCGCAAATTGGTAATATTGCCTTCGCCTTTTGTGCCAGCGATGTTGCTGTCCTTTGTCAAATGGTTTCCGCATACTTTTACTTCTATGATTCTATCCATTTGTTTTCTCTCCTAATAATCTCTCGTTTACGTATACGAAAATAGGGACAACCTCGTAAAGTTGTCCCTACGCCGTGTCATAGAGTGTTCTGTTCTCGCGGAGTATTTAGTTAAAACTCACTCTTTTCAAACTCGTTTGACTTCTTCTCAATGAGAAGGCTTGTCTCATAGTCCTGCATATCGGACGTATCAAGCACTTCCGCAAATTTGCGTTTAACCAATACACGCACACCACGCTTAATCACGCAGTTTTCGCCGTTTACGGATACGTATACATCGTCCTTGTACTTGTTATTGTCCTTGAACAGCTTTACCTCAACAAGCTCGTTCCAATAAGCTTCGCGTTCATCGTTTGCTTTCTTCTGTTCTTCCGTAAGCTCACCGCTAACAGAAGCCTTTGCATCAGCTACGATCTTAGCCGCTTCGGCTTTAGCCTGTGCGAGCATCGCTTCAACCTGAGCTTTTACGTCAGCGAGGTTAATGGAATTATCGGGCTCTTTTACAGGCTCGGTTGTCTTATCGGTTGTATTATCGGTTGTCTTAGTGGTTTCCTTTGCCATTGTGGTCTCCTTTCACGCTCCGCAAAAACGGAGCTTAATTAGTTGTTTGCAGTGGGATTGAATGTGGAAGCAGACTCGATACGAACCATATAGTTCTCAACAAGTCTTTCCGCAACCTTTGTTGCTTTCCAGCCCGCTGTTGCTCTCTGGTTGAGAGGGTCGGACGTGCCGGCAGAACCAAGCTGCTTAACGATATGCTCAAGACCGCCGCCTGTGATTTCAGTCGTGCCGTAAGCATTGTCGCCAAGAATAAGAGTGGAGTAAACCGCTCTGCTGCTTGCACCAGCCTTAGCCCAAATCTTCGCTTCCGTTGTCTCCACGAAACGAACGCCGTAAATCTTGCCGATTTCGCCCTCGTAAATGTCGGAGGGATCGGAATATGTCTTAACGTCCTTCCAAGCGGGATCGTTTGTAAGGTCGTAAGCAACGTCGGGATGAATGATGCCTACCCAAGCACCGTTGATCTGCTCCGCATTCTGTGTCTTAAGGAGTCGTACTGCCTTCTTGATATCGTCAACAGTGAGAACGGAGTTAGCGTCGAGGTCTGTTCTTGCACTCTTGCCGCCCGAGAAGATAACGTTTGTACCGCCGTTAAGCACCTCACGAGTGATTGTGTCGAGTGTTGCGCCAGCCTGCGCACCGAGAAGCTTTGTAGCCTGTACGAGGTTGTTGTCGATAGCTGTGAGCATAAGCACGTCGGAAAGTGTGATGTAACCGCCGTACTGAGCTACTGTTGCTTCGATTATAGACATTGTAAGGCTCTGACCGTCAGGAGTGATACCTTCCTGAATAGGTGTAGTAAGCTTGGGAAGCGGGCTGTACTTTCTGAACTCGATTGTTTTACCGCCATTCTTGGGAATGGGGTGCTTCTGACCGAACTGATCATGCACGAGCTTCGGAATAGCGTTATCGATGAGATAATCGCTGTAAAAGACTTTCATTTCATCGGAAAGACCCGATGCTGTTGTTACGTTTGTGTTGGGCTCAGCAAAAAGCTGAAGATTGAACTTAAAGTTTTTCATTATGTTTTTTCCCCTTTCATAAATTCGGGGAGCTTCTTAGAATTTTATAATATCTCCCCGCTGTACTCTGCGTGCTATCTCTGCTCGTTCTGCACGAGTCAAAGAGGACGCGTCGCTTTTTACGATTGCGGCGGACTGTGAAGATGTACCATTCTCGGAAGGACGAGAAGCCTTCGCTTTGATCCTTGCCTGTGCCTGTGCATCAGCCGTCTGTGCGGCTACTCTTGCGGCATTGTTGGTCAATTCATCAAAGTGAAGCACTTTATAAGCGTGTTCAACGCTGTTGCCCGTTCTCAAAAGCTTGAGAAATTCGGGGTTCTGCGCTTCTGCTTTGAAGTCAAACGACGGGTAAAGCTCTTTTACCTTTTCCGCTTCCTTGTACCACGTATCAATCTGCTGTTGATACTGTTGCTGTCCTATCTGCCTGTCGCGGATCGCCTTAAGTGCGGCGTTTTCCTGTTCAAGCTTCTGCATAGCGTGGTACTGCTCAACCGTCATTCCTTTTTCTTCGGCTACTCTTTCCCAATACTCGGCATCTTCCGTTAAGGCTTTGTTAAGCTTTGCAACATCATCAACGCCATATCGAGCCATAAGCATATCGATAATGGGCTTTTGTGCCGCTAAATCTGCTTCCATACCCTTAACTTGCTTGAAACGTCTGTCGAATACCTGCTGGAATCTCTCTTGGTCGAGATCCTTGTACTCGCCGTTAATAAGATCGTTGTAGGCTTTTCTTCTCGCTTCAAGCGTGTCAGACGTTGTGGAAACGTCCGTTTTGCTCGCACCCGTGAGCTGTCCCTCGGTGGCAGGGCTTGTAGCTTCGGCAGAGGTTGTTCCTTCCTGCTTTCCGAATACTACGTTATCAAATGCACCCGACTTTGAGCGGCGGTTGCTTCCGCTCGGCTTGGTTTCAACCTTTGGTGCGTTCTCCGTAGCTACGCCAGCGCCGCCCTCGGCACTACCCGATGCTCCGCCGTCATTGAACATCTGCAAGTCTACTTTGAACAATGCTTTTTTTGTTTCGGACATTAAAATGTCCCCCTTTCTCATCGTCTTTCCGAAGTGTCAATAGGCAAGCCCTATATCTTTATCTATTTGTAAATGGTTTGGATAGCTTTCTGCTATTTGTTCCAAACCAATATACGCCATTGAAAATGCCGCTTTTACGTCCTTGCCGCCACAACACGAGACAATTACCTCGTTGTTGATCTCGTCCTTGCTTATGCACTCTACCTTGCAATATGAATCGTCTACCCAGCCGATAAGAGCCTGTACCAATGCCGAGACACCCGCACACACAATGTCTTTGCCGTATTCCGCATATCTTGAATGCCCGGCAACGACTAATGTGTGCTTGTTTTTCTCGATGGTGTACTTTGCAATAATCATTTGTTCATGTCAGGCTTTGCTCTGCTTGCAAGCCTTGCCCCGTAGTCCGTCATATTCGCTGTTTGTGCGGCTTTTTGTGTCTGCCCCATACTTCTACCGCCCGAAACGTGCGGAGAGCTTGTAGCCCCCTGTACGTTCGCCGTAGGTATGCCTAAAGCACCCTTGAGCATTGCAAGCTCCTGTGTGAGCTGATTTACCACATTGAGCAACGTCTGCCCCTGCTGTACTTTCTGCTTTACTCCCTCGATTCCGTCAAAGTCCATAAGCTCAAGTGCCGTCAATGACATTTCAGCATACTGAGGATTGAAGAATCCGAGATTGTAAAGCTCCTTTGCCAGCTCGTTCTGTGCGAGCTTCGAATACGGCGAGCGTTTCTGCGGCTTGACAACAATATCATAGACAGGCTTACGAAATAGCTGTACGTAGCCTTCCTCAAGCTCCTGCCCCTTATATGCGGGAGGAATGGGCTGTCCCTGCAACTGCTTATTGCTGAACTCGATAAACTCATACGCTCCCGTTTCTCCGATAATACGGAATGAACGGCGTTCATCATAGAACTGTCGCATAAGCTCGATAGCGAGGTAGCATTCCCTTGTATACGAGCGATACGATGCTCCGATCATATCTCTGCTTTGTTTGTTTCCCGCTTCCTGTAAAGCCGAAATTGCGGCGGCGGCTGTTACTCCGCCACTCGTTGATCCCTGCGATACGTCGCGGTTAGACGATGTTTCCTTAAGCTCGTCTATCTTCATTTGGAGCATATTCGTCGAGCTTGCGTCTACCTTTGGCAAATCCATTTGTCTTAGGCGTTCCTCGTCGATATCACCCTCAACGAATACGATATCGTTGGTCTTGTCCCTGTACTCGTCAATATTGATACCGATATTCTTTTTAGCCCACCAACGGGGGCGAGCTATAGCCTTTTCCAAAATGCCCTGTTGAAGCTTGTCTATGTACATCTGCGGCGATTTCATTATAGCCACGTAGCCAAAGCCTATAGGCGTACCTTCCTCGGGGAAAAGCACGTCAAATACAACGGGATACAAGCCGTGGTTATAGAATCCGTCGGGATATCTCTCTGGCTCGTTCTCGGAAGCAAACAACACCTCGTTGCCAACGAACTTGCAGAAATGCAATACTGTCTTGCCCTCGGGAGTGCGTTTCTTGTAGTACCAATCCACCACTACCGACTTGTTCGTTACGTCAACTGTATCGTCGTAAACATATTCCTTTACGTCAACGATCTTGCCGCCCGTCTTGCCCTTGAGCTGTGGGTATTCCTGTTCAAGCAGATCGTTGTCTTTCAGAGAAACGATAAACAAATCTCTGCTCGCCTGTATGTCCGTAATGCCCGCTTCCCAAAAGATGTTGAGCATATCAATAAACTGTGTGTCGATATCACCCAAGCCATCGTCAAGCTCGGTGTTCCAAAATACACCCTTTGCAACTACGCCGTGCTTCAGCTTGTACCAAGCGGCATCGGAGAATGTTTCCTCGTAATTGTTACGCTCATATATAACGGGAAGAATAGAGGACAGCACCTTAGCGGACTGCTCGTCTCCTCTCTCACGAGGAAGCACGTTCGGCTCGGGATAGTTATCCATAATGTCGGCGTGCTTTGCGGAAATAGAGTTAAACAGCCACGCGGATATAGGCTCGGCTCGGTCTTGCTCCTGTCCGTCGCGTATAACGTCCCAGTGTCGGAGCTTCCACCACTGCTCCTCCTCTACTATTCTATCTTCAAGCTTTCGCTTGCCCTCTTTGTATTTCTTGAGTGTTTCTGCCGCCCTCTGAATAGCCTTTTTGTCGATTATCTGCGGAGCTTCGGCTGTTATATCTTCCGCCACTCCCTCGGGCTGTGCATTACTCATAAGCTTCTTTGCAGCAAAGGGGAGATAGTCTCTTATCGTCTTGCCCTTTGCGTTTGGTACGTTCAAATCCAACTCTTTATCACCCCTTTAATACTTGCGATAGAACGCATATCTATCTACCTTTATCTCATCAGACTCAAGCGGATTATAAACCGCTGGCTGTCTGTCCTGTGCCTTGATAGGCTTCATAGGGTTTGCCATACACAAATACCTACATTCGTCCGCAACGTGATCCTCAAGGCTCGTCAATATGTCCTCGGGCTTGTTCGGGTCGTATGTCAGTAGCGGTATGGTCCTTATAAACGCCTTGCAGTTAGAGAATACGTACATCATAGGGATGCCGTTCTCATCAAACGTCATTCTGTAATGCACTTGCATCCAGCCCGCAAGTCGCTTGTGATCGCCCTTGTCAAAGTACACGCCGTACTTCTCGCCTGTCTCTGCTATGCTTACGCCGTGTGATTTATCCCATATAGCGGGATCTGCCACGCCGTTGATACGCTTATCCTTTAACCATTCGTGTTCACGCTCTATTCGTGCGATCTCCTTGAATATCTCATCGGGACTCCAACGAACACCAACGTCAGGCTCGTTCTTCACGCATCCGTAAAGCTCCAATATGCGGTATATACGCCCGTCATAGTCAACAGCCCACCACGCACAGCTAAAGGGCTTGGAATAGCCAAAGTCAAAGCTACGCCATATCTTCCACTCTTTAGGCGGTGTAAACGGCGGTATAACGTGCGTGTATCGTCTATCTTCGTAATGGTCGCTATCGTTGCGGAACTCCTCAAATACTTGCCCCTCATACACGTCCCAACAGCCTTCAAGGTGTGCCTTTCGCTTGTGTTCGGGCAGAGCCTTGAGCATATCTATGTATTCGGGGTTTGCTTCCATAAGCACCTTATTGTCATATACCGATGCTTGAATGAAAACGTAATCGTCGGGATTCTCACCCTCTTTGAAATTCCTATCTATGAATATACGCTTGATGTACTCGTGTCCTACTCCACCGGGGTTTGTTGTGTAATACACCCTCGGCTTAAAGTCCGTCCTTGTGGTACGGAGCGACGTACATATAAAGGTGATCCACTCCTCGGGGAAGTGTGTTGCTTCCTCAAAGCCTATCACTTCAAATTCGTTACCTTGAAACTGCAAGAGGTCGCCCTCGTTATCGCAATATCCAAGCTGTAAACGGCTTCCGTTGGGGAATATAAAGCACCTTTCGTCTTGCTTGTAGTAGGCATATCCGTAAAGCTCTTGTTGCAAGGGAATGATGTGGTTATTTCGTAGCTCAGGCATCGTTCTACGCAACAGAAGGCATTTAATCCCGTCATACCGCATACACAGCATTACAAACTTACGCCGCATAGCAAAGCTCTTGCCGCCGCCACGAGCTCCGCCGTATCCTATATGTTTAGCATCAGCCGTGAAGAACTCCAACTGTTTGGCATTGGGTACATCTTCTCGCAAATGCTTGAAGATCAACGGCTCAGTCGCTTGCATTCGGGTTCACCCCCTCGCGTATTGCCAACGCAAAGAAGCGGCAGTTTTCCTTAGCCCTCTGCAACACTTACTTATGTTGGCGGCTTTTGCTCCTGTATCGTCCGCCGCATCTTCCATACACGCGTAAATCTTGCCCGTATCAACACAAACGACTTGACGTGCCATTTTATGCTCGCCCCTTGCCGCGCTCCGCTTTAAGCCGTTTTTGAAGGCGTGAGCGATATTCTCGCTTCTCGTACACCATTCAAGATTGGAAGCACGATTGTCTTGCTTGTTCCCGTTGATGTGGTTTACTTCCGCCTTTCCCTCCGCATTATCTATAAACGCTTCTGCAACAAGACGATGAACGCTAACGTTCTTATCACTTATCTCTATGTACGCATAACCGCAAGTATCAAAGTATGGCTTGAGGATTATGCCGTCTTTGTGCTTCTTTTTGCTCAGCACTCGCCCCATATCGCTGACATAATAAAGACCGTCCGCGTCGATTTGCTTCCATACCTCGTTATTCATCACTTGCTCCATTCTTCCAAAGCTCCCTCAAACTTAATTGTAGTAGTGCCTGTGTTGTTCAATTCGCCCTCCAATGACATTGACTGCGGAGCTTTACCATACACAGCCTCATAGAAGAACTTCTCAATATCAGCTTTTATCTTAATAGGCGTGTTGGGATCGTCAGCAATAGCTCTCAGCTTTGCGGGAGCATCTTTAGCATACTTCTCCAGCTCTACGGGCTTCTTTGGTCTGCCTGACGGATTGCCAGAATTACCCTTTACAAATCTACCGTTTTTATCCCTGTTAGCAGGCATACCCCCACCGCCTTTCATTTATATATAGCAATGACAGCCTATAAACCATTGGAGAACATAGCTGTCCGTGTCGGCAAACAATGTTTTTGTATCAAGATCAGAAAGGAACACATATGTACGAAAAGCGGGTGAATTAACACTCACATAGCCACTTTTCCATTATAGTTATAGCAGATAATTCGCCCCCAATTCCCCTTAAAAGTGGAGAATGAAAAGTTTTTTCAAAAAAACAAAAAAAGACGG